TAGATCCAAAAAATTACAAAGATTTTAAAACAGAAAAATATCTAGCATTATTTCAACAATACAAACTTCCAATCGTGCCACTACTATCAAAAAGTGGTGGACTACATTGCTATCTGTTCTTGGAGGAACCAATACCAACAACGGATTTGATAGAGGCATTAAAATCTTTTCTTCTGCCTCTAGGATTAAAACCTACCACAGAAATTTTTCCAAAGCAGAAAGAACTAAAGAAAGATGACAAAGGCAACGTAAAACCAGGTAACTTTATTAATTTACCATACTATAATAATAGTGACACACAAAGATACGCAGTTGATAAAGATAATAATAAACTTTCATTAGAACAGTTTGTTGGTTTTGCTAACAGATCAAAAACAAATAAAACAAAATTAGACTTCCTAGTCGATGAAACACATAGAAATATTCTAGTTGGCACAAATCCAGAGTTTAATGATGGACCACCTTGTCTGGCTTTATGTTCTAAATCTAAATTAGATGATGGTAGAGATAGGTTTATGTACAACTATATGGTCTTTGCAAAAAAGAAATACAAAGATAAATGGGCAGACTTTGTATCAAAAGCAAACTACGAATACTTACAACAACCGTGGGACAAAGCAAAACTAGATAATAAAATAAACGCTTGGACTAAAGATACAGCAGGACACACTTGTTATGAAGATCCAATCAAAGATAACTGTATGCGTAGTCTTTGTTACTCAAGACCATTCGGTGTAAAATCAGATAGTATAAATGTATTTCCAGACATTACAGATTTTCAAATCATACAATACGAACAACCAGAATATAGATTTAATGTTGTTATGCCTAACGATGATAAGATAGAAGTTGTTATACCTAATCTAAAATTAATGACCACACAAAAAGAAGTTTTAAATTTAATCTGGGAGCAAACAGGGATATATTTTGAACCTATTAAACCAAAAGATTGGCGAGCTAAACTAAATGACTGGAGAAAGAATTGTCAAAATATTAAACCACCAGAGGGCACAAGCACGGATGATATATTAGAAAACGAATTGTTTCAGTATTGTGTTAATGGTCCACAAGCTAGTAAAAGAATGCAGATAAGACTAGGATCGTGTTTGACAGAAAACGGTTATCACTACTTTCAATATCAATCTTTTTTAACACACTTGGGTAGCGATTGGAAAATATCCAAAGAAAAAATAGGACAGAAGTTGAAAGAAAAATTTAATGTAGAGTTTAATTTCTCACTAAAAGTAGACGGTAAAACAATTAAGGTTTGTAGACTAGAACAGCTGCACGTAGATAAGATTGAATATAAACCAACAGATAGAAAGGCAGATAACTATTAATGAGGTATAAAGTTGTAGGACCACCAGGCACAGGAAAAACTAAAACATTATTAGATAAAGTTAAATTATATTTGGACACTGGTATATCACTAGATAGGATAGGATATTTTGCATTTACAAAAAAAGCATCAGAAGAAGCTAGGGACAGATTTTTAGAGTTGAGACCAAACTTAACAAAAAAAGATATTAAATATTTTCAAACACTACATTCTCTTGCATTTAATAATTTAGGATTAAAAGAAGAAAATGTAATGGATGAATTAAATTACAAAGTTATTGGTGAAACATCTGGTATACAAATTAAGTATGCATTTTACGAAAAAAATGCCTGGAATGGTGTATTTACATCAGACAGTGAGTATCTAACATTAATTAATTTAGCTAGAGTAAAAAGAATAAAACCATTAGAGCAGTTAGATTTAAACGAACACTTAGGCAAAGTAGAAAGAGATAAATTAGAGGCCATAGATATTGCCATTAATCAATATAAAAAAGTTTACGAACTTATAGATTTTACAGATATGTTAGAAAAATTTTTAGAAAAAGGCAGCATACAAAATAAATTAGATGTCATATTTATAGACGAAGCACAGGATCTATCTAAAATACAATGGGATATGATAGAGAAGATAGAGAAAGATAATGGTTGTGATGTGTGGATAGCTGGAGATGATGATCAAGCAATATTTGGCTGGGCAGGGGCTGATGTAGATTCGTTTATAGACTGGGATGCAACAGAGATGCCATTAAAACAATCAGTAAGAGTTCCAAAAACTGTGCAACAAAAAGCTTTATCTATAATATCTAGAGTTAAAGATAATAGATTAGAAAAAGATTACCTCCCAAGACAGTTAAGCGGACAAGTATTAGACGTGTATGATTTTAAAGAAATAAATATGAATGAAGGTGATTGGTTAATACTTGCAAGAACAAATCCATTATTAAAACAAGTTCCTTTGATATTAAAAAATAAAGGTTTCTTTTTTGAAACTAAAGATGGACAGAGTATTTCTAAAAAATTTTACGATGACATTTTAAACTGGGATAAATTTAGAAAAGGCGAAGAGATAGCAGAGGTGCAATTACATAGGCTTCTTGAAAAAATAAAAGGTAAACCAAATAAATCTTTAAAGTGGTATGATGCTTTCACAAATGTATCACAAGAAAAAATTGATTATGTTTTTAAAATGATAATCAATGGAGAAGATCTATCTAAACCACCTAGAATAAAAGTTTCTACAATTCACAGCGCAAAAGGCGGTGAAGCCACAAACGTAGTTTTATTTTTAAATCAAACAATAAACACTATGAGAGCGGCTAACAAATCTGTGTGGAAACAAGATGAAGAGTATCGAGTTTGGTACGTTGGTGTAACAAGAGCGATACAAGATTTGTATTTAGTAAAATGTAAAAATAAACAAAAGGAGTTCATAGTATGAGTAAAGTATGGGACAAGCAGCACGGAGGTTCACATTATCAAAAGTATAAGATACAGCCGAGCAAGTTTGTAGTTGAGAACAAGTTGTTATACCCGGAGGGATGTGCTATAAAATACATCATTAGACATCGTGATAAGGGAAAGAAACAAGATTTATTGAAAGCAATACACTTTATAGAAATGATTATTGAAAGAGATTATTCAAAAACAGAAAAGAAAGTAGAGTCTTGGACAGAAGGTTACAAGAAGTGGAGAAAAGATAATGATATTTAAAGCTCAAACAGAATGGGTCAAACCCACAGAGTTTCCAGATCTTCGACACTGTGATGAGATAGTAATTGACTTAGAAACTTACGATCCAGATTTAAAAAAATTAGGCACAGGTTCCGTAGTTGGTAGAGGTAAAGTAGTTGGAA